AACCTCCTATACCTCCTCCTTTATACTTAGAGTGAGATACACTTTTTCCTTTACCTTTGGCTTTAACTCTGTATTTTCTACCTCGACCTCCCTCAGTTTTTGGGCCTTCAATATCTAGTTCCGCTACCTGTTGTTCGGGTTGATCTATGTCAGCAGGTGGTGGTACTGGAGGGGGCATCTTAGGAGGTGGAGGTGCTGTTCTCCCACCCATTATCATCCTCGTATAGTTGTTTAAGTCTACTCACAACGGATTGTTGTCCTTGTAAGTAACAAAGTTCTTCTAATGTAGTATCTTTAGGAGGTAACTTATCTGGAAACATCCTATCAAGATACGAAAGTAAGTCTTTAGTAACTAAGTTATAGTCCATAAATGTCCACTTTTGTATTAAAGTTCACAAGCACCTGAGGTACAAGCTAACTCTTGTGAGCCAGAAGTGTTGTCAAGTACTTCATATTCAAGAAGTTTATTCCAATCAATCTCAGGCATACTTTTATTTAAGGTGTTAAATTCTTCTTCAGTACATTCTGTGTATGGTGCTTGTTTATAAACATAATCAGAATAAGGTAAGAATGATACACCTGATATACCATCAAAATTATTGAAAACGTGAGACCCAACAGTTAGCCACTCTTCTTCTTTTACAGAAATAGTCTGGCTGACTTTATGTTCTGCCCAAAACTTAGAGTAAATACTATGAAGCTCTAGCTGGTCGGTAGCGGAGAGATCGTTCCTTGTTAGAGAATACTTAGGGGATCTCATGGGGAATGAAAAGACCATGACATTACTAGGATTAGTTATGTCAGGTTCACAAGGCACCCCGCTATCAACCAGTAGAGTACACAGGGGATCTTTCACATCAGTTCTAACTGTTCTGATGTAGAAAGGACTGTGGCGTGTGTGGATTCCAGAAGCAGAGTCAACAAGCTGACTCACTGTTCCAGAAGGTTTAACGCATGTTATACTAGCAGAAGGACTTATACCTAAGTCGCCAGCATATTTGTCGTTAGTCTTTACTGCTTTTTCTTTTAACTTGGTTAGTAAGTCAGGTAAGTTCTCTCCACTTGAACCATTAGTTAGTGGACAATCCATTATACCTGTAAGAGACACACCAAGTAGTCTCTCTTCTTCGCAATTAGTTTTCCATTTGTTACTTAAGTACCTGAAGTTTGTAAGAGTAGACTGCCATGTACCTAATATTGTTGCTAATTCTACCTTCTTTCCCAGGGATTTTGCAGTGTCGTTACTTCTAACAACTGCTTCAGTTAGATTACAGAACTCTCTAGGTCTTAGGATAATCTCTGAACATGGATTAGTTCCAAAGTCATCTCTTAATTCTCTACGTCCTTCTAGTTTTTCTACGTGTTTCTTAGCATTAGCACTACTGAATATACCACGTTCACCAGACTTGGAATTATATAAGGCTTGCCACTCCTTAAGGAATGTACCTACATCTGGGTTACTATGGTAATTAGCAGAGTTGTTTGCTAATGCACGTTGTGAGTGTCTACCCCACCATTCACCAGATTTACATGATCTCATCTGTTCATCTCCTATATCACTAAGAGATAACAAAGCACTTCTACGTACTCCACCAACAACTACAACCTCAGCAGTCTTACAAACTATGTCGTGACACTGTAGTGGTGTTAGTTTAGTTCCTGTGGCTTCTCTAAATGTACGTATAGTAAATCTAAATAGTTCTTCTAAAGGATCAGGGCCACTTGCTCTACCTCCAAATGTTTTCAAAGGGGAACCAGCTTTTCTAACTGCACTCATATCCCACTTTGGAATTAAACCTGAGTAGAGTAACGAGATAAGCTCTCGGAATGCTTTAGCCCACCCTAGTTTTGAATCCCTAACTATAATAACTGTGTCTGTTTCATGTAAAACCTCTGGTACAAATGGTAGTAAACTGGTGTACTGAAATTCAACTGAGAATCCTATCCCTGTACCATTCATCAACACATAAAGTAACTCATCAAAAGATCGTGGTGTGTCAATAGGAAGGTACGCACAATTATATCCTGCAACATTCTCTTTTTCTAAAGCCTCCCCTGCTGTCATAAGACATCTCATAGAGGGCATAACTTGGAGTGTTAGTACTGCGTTACGTAATGTATTCTCCAGTTTAGGATCTACTTCATAATCACAATTAGTTTTTAAGTGCTCCCTAAAGAACTTAAAGTAACGATCAACAGTTTCCTCCCATGTCTCCCTTCGTTTTTTATCATAGTCCCAACGTGAGTATCTAGAGAGATGTATGTACTGTTGGTATTGTGTAGGTAGGGCTTTCATTCTTTTCCTTTCTCTCTTTCAATTAAAAAATCAATGTAAGTTCTAGCCTTTAATAAGTCATTCACCCCGCCTTTATGTTGGTATCTAGATACATACTTTATTACGTTGCCTTCTAAGAAGTCTAACTCGTTCTTAGTTATGTACTCAATGGGTTGGATAGTGAACCCAACCTTATCGTAGTGTTTAGGATTAGTTACTTCCTCATCTTCGTACACCTCTGTGTACTCTTGTGATTGTGCATCCCATTGTCTAGTCATTTTATTCCCCTGTTGGTGGTTCCCATAGTGAAGGGTATTTATCTACCCCATTAAACTGTTCCTTCTGCAAGATGTAGGCCATACGTGCTTGTAGTATAGCAAACTCTTCACCAAAACCTTTCTCTGTGTAGGTTTTTAATACTGCTTCCCAACGACTGTCTTCGTTTTTGTCTGCTTCTTCCAGTATCTTATTAGCTGTGATTGATCCTACTCCTACACAACCCGGATAGCCGTCTACTTGGTCTCCTGATAGTGCTTGTCTATAGAAGTTCTTCTCTGCACTTTTCTTTGATAGTGTGTAGATAGTCTCAGATTCAAAGTCCCAATGATTACCCGGAATAGTTAGTAGGTCTTTATCAGATGAAACTATACAAGTACCTTTTGTGTCTGAGGTAGAGTCAATACCCAAGAGATCATCTGCCTCTAACCATTTAGATTGTTTTGTTTTATAGGTTTCTTTTATGTACTTCCGTGCTGGTTTGTAACACACAGGTTTCCTAGATCCTACCCTCTTAGCTTTATACTCTGAGCTTAGATCCTTTCGGAAGTTACTGTGAGAACTTAGGTACATAATAACATCTTTAACACCTGACTTCTCTTTAAGTTGATTAACTTCTGAGTCAATTAGTCCTTTAACTTCTTTGAAGTCACAATGTAAAGTCCATATATCCTCACCCCAATCAACTTCCTTCTCACAAACACAGCAGTTTCTATAAACTAAGATGTCTGCATCAATTAGTAATTTCATTTATCCCCCTTTAAGTTAGTGAGTCTCAGCCCAATTAGAACCAAATGTGTACTCACCTGTTAGTGGCACCCTCAAATTTAAAAGTGTACCTGAGTTAGTTATTGCTTTCACTGCTATCTTTCCTACTATATCTTCAAGTCCTTTACGAACTAGTACTTGTATCTCATCATGGATAAAAGCAACTTGTTGGTAGTCTTTATCTTCACTGTAACCCTCTTCCTTCATCAGTCTGTGGAACTCAACCACCCACTTCTTACATACGATTGCTCCTGCTGACTGGCATAGTGAATTGAGAGATGAGTGTGTGGATCTAACAGGAACTTTCCTCCCATCAATACCAAAGAGGTATCCTTTCTCAGCTTTCCTAAAGACTTCCTCTCGTAACTTCTTAAATGCTGGTACCTTTTTAAAGAATCTATCCTTTAATTTCCTACCTTCCTTTTGATCTTTACCCACAATTTGTCCAAGTTTAGTTTCTCCGGCACCATACAGAAGTCCATAAATAAAAGTCTTAGCTTGGTCTCTACTAGGAAGGTCAGCAGCTTTTCGGTTAGCTTCGTGTATATCACCATTGACCACAGTTTTAGCATAACGACCGCCATCAAAGGAAGCAAGATAGTGAGACACAACCCTAATCTCAAGAGAACTGATGTCACATCCAAGTAAACTAAAGCCTTGTGGGGCATAGAATAATCTCCTGCACTCTGCTCCGTATGGTGTCTTGACACTAGGTACCTGACCGATGTTAGGGTGGGAATGAGAACATCTACTAGATATTGAACCCATTGTATTAACTGATCCGTGAATTTTGCCATTCTTTTCGTGATGTAACCAAGCATGTCTCCCCTCCGATAGTTGTGCTATTAATTTATTCACACTGAATGCCTCTGCCATTAGTTTAGCTTCTGGATATGGTAGCTTAGACAGAATATTTTCGTCAACTTTTGGTTCGTTGGTTGGAGTGAACTCTGTAGGTTTCCAACCTCGTAACTCTGTCAACCTCTTTGCTATGTGTTTACGTGAGTTAGGATTGAATTCTATTACATGTTCCTTTATAAATGGAACTCCTTTAACGTACCCTCTACTTGAGTTATTAACTTTAGGAATAAAAGTCTCTGTCTCAATCCATGTACCAAAGACTTTCTTTAACTCTTTCTGTAACACATCTCTTTTCTCAACGAGAGTGCTGTATAATTTTGATGCTTCTTCTACATCAAAAGGGAAACCATTCTCAGTCTGCTTCAAACAAATAGAATGAATGTCATGTTCCAACTGTATGGATTCCTCTGGAAACTTAGCTTCTAATAATTTAATGTACAGTTTGTAATTAAGTTCTACATCATTTTCGCAATACTCAACCATCTCCTGACTGAACTCTGTGAAATCTGTGAAGTCACCTTTATTAAAGTTAAGTCGTTGACCCCATGACTTAAGAGAGTGTCTCCCATACTGGTCTTTATCAATAGCTTTGTTATTGAAATCTCTGTTTGCTCTGTCAGGATACACTAACTTAGACCAGACAAGAGTGTCTCGTATCTTCTGGGTGGGACTGGGTTCCCATTTGAAAAGTTGTTTTATGGCGGGTAGGTCAAAACCTAAAATGTTGTGTCCTATAATCGTCTCAAAATTTTTTAGGAAAAATAGTGCGTCTACTGTTTCTTCTCCATAAAAAGAAGCCATCTTATCTTTCTCTATATCATAGATAACTATACAATATATCTTAGTTAGATCCTCTAAGAGTCCATCAGTTTCTATGTCAAATACACATGTCGTCATCTTCTTCCCCCTTACTTAAATCATGTACCATTGCAACTATTGAGTCTAAACACAGTTCACAAAACGTAACTGGAATAGCACCAAACATACCTTGTACTCCTTCACCGAGTAGTTCTGAATCTTGTCCACAAATAGAACAAGTATCTGTGTGTAGCGTGTCAAACATTTTCATTAGAATGCCGAACTGTTACCAGACCACGTTTCCTCATCCTCTTCTTCATCAAAAGGAATCTCATCAAGAGGTACTTCAGTAAGCCTACCAGTTTTATGGTCATAGTCTAATTCACAAGCTATACCTGTCTCTCCTGTCCATCTGTTTTTTAGTACCCTAACTGTAGTCCGGTCAGGATTATCACCTTGTTGATCCCTTTCACAACCTATAACTATGTCAGACAACTGTCCAATAGCGGCTGAGCCACGTAACTGAGCCATACTTGTTTGTGCTCCGTCTTCGTGACCTTTATTACCTTGTGGTCTCTTAAGGTGTGACACAAGTATTAAACCACAGTTAACTTCTTCAACTAAACCTCTGAGTTTAGTCATCAGATTGTCAATAGTCCTTCTCTCGTCACCTTCTTCGATACCTGAGACAACTATGGACAAGTGGTCTAGTATTATAAAACTACAATTACATGCAGTCACCATATACCTGATCTTGGATAGAAGATTTTCTCCTTCTAATGATCCCCAATGGTCATACATGTAGATATTACCTGTGTTTAAGGTATTATCAAATGCCTCTTTAAACTCTTCATCTGTAACTTCAACTGTACCAAGATGTAGAGGTTTATTTAAATGTAACCCCATGAATCCTAGTCCAGTTCGTTTGTTGGATTCTTCTAAAGCTATGTATCCAATAGTTTCTTCTTGGTTAAGTATGTGGTTAGCTACTTCTCTACATACCTGAGACTTACCTATTCCTGCTCCTGCTGTGATCGTAACTATCTCACCTCTACGAATACCAAGAGTTTTAGTATTGATACCTTCGTATGGGTACTGACAGGATGCCATAGAATCTTCAGCACTAACTGTGTCCCATAGGTCTTTACCATTTACAATACCATCTGGTCTGTATATCTTAGCTTGCCATATACAATCTACCAACTCTTTAACCCTACCTTTAACTAACATTTCGTTAGCATCTTTCAAAGGTAGCTTTGCTATCTTAGCTTTACCCGGAGGTAATACTTGAGCACACTCTCGTGATGCTTTAATACCCGGCTCATCACTATCAAAACAGAATACAACCTCATCATACCCATTAAGTAACTCTATGCTCTTACGGATAGCTTTTGAAGCTCCTGCTGAACCATTTGGAATAGAGTAAACAGGCCACTTGTTACCTTGAGACTGAGAAACTGATAAAGCATCAATCTCACCTTCACAAATAATAGCTTTCTTTCCTTTACCAGACCAAAGATGTTGTCCATAAAGACCTGCTTCTTTTATATCTCCTCTAGTATGGAAGTCTTTATTACGGAATCTAATCTTCTGTGCGACTCTCATCCCACTTGAATCTTTGTAGTTAGCTACTTGAACAGGTTGTCCTGCTACCTCACCTACTTTATAATCCCATTTCCTACAGGTTTCCTCTGTAATTCCTCTAGAAGATAAAGCTAAAAAATTACCTTCAACAAAATCCATGTTTTTATCCCCCTTTTGTAATACTACTTTCTGTTCTCCACCATCAGCCTTTTCTCTATAGTTACAGCCAAAACAAAAAGCGTGTCCATCATCATAACGTGCTAGATTATCACGAGAACCACACTTAGGACAAGGTTCATGCTGTATGAACTCGCTTTCCTCATGTGTGTGATCCATCGGTTCTCCAACTTTTCTTACCATCTTTACTATCTATAGTAATAGAACCTACATAAGTAAAGCCTACAGTATTTAAAAACGTGTGGAAGTTATCTAGAATGTCCTGTATAGAGTAACCTTCAAAAGAAATTTTAGTCTCTTTAGTTGTTACCTTTCTCCATTCATCATTTGCTTTATAAGAGAACTCATAGGACTCTTTAATCTCATCCCTATCTGGAATGTCTAATACTTCTTTCATTTTACTTTTTAATACCATTATTATTTTCCCCTTTTAGTTTTCAACCCAAACACCTGATCCACCGACCTTATGTTTTAGTTTTATACCAGTGTTATCTTCATTTACCAACCACCACTCACCTACATCAAATGATGGACAGTCTGTTTCACTTAGATCTTTATGACCTACTACTTTAGCATCAGGATGAATGTGTTTAAGTGTTTTAATCAGAATGAATAAAGATTCTAATTGTTTTAGAGAGTAGTCAAAACTAACTACTCCTCTAGTATTCAATCCTCCTGCTAAACATATACTAACAGAGTCTGCATCGTGATCTTTAGTATGTGCTCCTATCTCATTAGGATTACGACCTACTTCAATTTTACCACTACGTTTCACAAAGAAATGATAACCAATTTTAAGTAATCCCTTCTTACGATGCCACTCATCTACCATTCTAATATTTACATTAACATTAGATTTAGTATTAGTAGAGTGAACTACTATGTAATTAGTCTCTTTTCTTCTTGACATTTTTTATTGTCCATTCGTGTGGTATTATCTCCTCTGAGTAAAGGAAGTTGTATTTCTTACACCAATTAGCACATGTTAGTTTAGAACCTTGTACACGGCTATTAACATTAGAAAAAACAAACCTCACATCTAACTCAGGATGTTGTTTTTGTATTGCTCTGTGTTTCCTCTGGTCTTTATATCTGAAAAATCCTTTTGCTTCAATTATAACACCATTGTCTAACACAAAGTCTGGTTTGTACTTATAGTCAACAGTATAAGCAACGGACATTGGCTCATACTCAAAGTTACATTTACGTTTTGTTAAGTTGTCCGCTATCCGTTGCTCAAGACCTGATCTAAAAGTCACCAGATTTTTCCTCTTCTTCAAAGGCTTGTCCTTCTTCGGTGTCGTTGTTACCTTCTTCAACAATGACCTCGTACTCATCTTCTACATCGAATACATCGTCTGCGTTACCACTCGCAACGTACTCAACGAGCTTCAGAACTTGAACCATACGTAAGCGTAGTTGTACACCAAGTGATGTACCATGCTCGTAAGGTGCAATCTCGTAAGCTACACGACCAATACTACCATTACCTACCTTCACAGTAGATGGTATTGGTTCGTTTTTTGGCCCGACAACCACAGGTCTTTGTGTGAATGTCTGTCCAGTACGAGAGTTTGTACCTGATGCTTTGAGTTTGAAGTGGAACTCTATTCCTTCCTCCATACCTTCGTCATCAAGTGCAGGTTTATATGGCAAATACTCTTGCCACTTCTTAGCCGACTTTTGTTGACACTTCTTCTTCCATTCAGAATGTGCTTTGTCAACTGTCTTCTGCATTTCTTCAGCTTCGGAGCCACTAAGAAGAACTTTAATATGGTACTGACCTTCCGCTTTATAAGTGGTGTCTGCAACCATAATATGAGGCCATCGAAACTCACCTTTCGGTGTGACTGGATATTTTCCTGCCATGTTACCTTTCGTGTGTGTAGTTATTGTTTGTGTTGAACCTAGAATGTCCACATTTATGAGAAGAAGTACTCGGAGTCAAGAACTCCCATTATATCAAGGTCACCACGATTAGGTGGCTCTTCTAACTCTGGTATAACATCCACTATCTCCTCATAAAAGTTAGTGAGTACATCTGTCTCAGAATACATCTCCACAAATGACGTTCGTATTGCATCTGCCATACGTGGAACAAAGTGTGCGTGTACTCCATAAGAGTCATGCACAACAGAGAAATCCTTTATACCCTCTTTGATACATCTGTTAATAGTTAGTGTGAGTGCAGTTGCATCCATACTATGTACAAAGTTAGGTGACACACCATTGATTGATCTTCGTCTGTCAATATTCTCTGTTTCTTCTAGTACTGATGGTTTTATTAGTACATTATCAATATGAGTAGTTATCCTTCGTGGTCTCATACTCTTGTATATCTGTTGTACCACAAAATTTGAAGGTGTCTCCCATATAACAGGTAGGTTCTTCTCTGACATCTTCCTACCTATATCTTGAAGCCATGACATAGCCTCTCTAGCCTTTATCACCACTTCTCCTATTGCATCCCATACATGCTTACCTAAGTACAGTGATGCTTCGTACACATGTTCACCAAAAGGATTAAAGGTGGGATTCTGTAGTATCCTATCATTCATAGCATCTTCTACATAGGCTCTACAACTGAATCTAGTACCACCATAAGGTACCACCATGACTGGTCTTTTGGTGATCTTCCTGTCTATTCCAAACGATAACCACTCTTTTGAGTATGGTAACCTCTGGTTTGCATCCTCTGTAACCTTTTTATGTACCACATCAGCTACTAATTGGTAAATATCTTGTGGAACAGCTTCTGGTGTAAGATTTGTAGCTTTACCACCTATTGTATCACGTAGCATAGCTGAGAAGTGTTGGAGTCCATTGTTTGACCCATCCAGACATATCGGTAGTCTTGACATGAATCCAAACCCTTCATCAACAAACCTAGACCACTCCATACACCAAGCTAGAAATGTCCAAGGTTCATCTGCCTTTGTCCACCACCTAAAGTTAAGTGGTTCTCTAGCAGATTTACTAATGTTATCAGTGTTTTCCACTGCCCAAGCTACTCTGTCCTTAAAGGAAACCTTGTCATACCCGAATGAATTTGCTCCATGTACTGCAAAGTAATCCCTTTGTTCCTCTGTGTTAATAGGAAACTCTTCAGAGAAATGTAGCAGTGACTTGGCATAATCTGGCCCTTGAGGTGTTAAAAACGAGTTTACTGTGTACTTTCGACCTCTAAAGTCACACTGGTACACAAAGTATATAGCTTTGTACTGTCTAAACTTTCTCGCCATTGCTATAGTACGCACCAGTTGGATACGTTTACTAGTCATTTTAGCGTTGAGATCGTGGACAGTCATCGCTTTTTTCTTCCACTTGATGAAAATATCCAGTTGTTCTGGTGTCATGTCCTTTTTCTTACCTTGAATCGGACACGGAAGTACTTTATAGTCCTCTCTAGGTGGTAAATTAGCCCATGAGTCACCAGTTTCCCAACATTTCTTCATAACTTCCAGAATTGGCTCATTAACAGCCCATTTTGTCCTCTGTAGGGCATTTATTGCACCATATTCCATCGGCATAGAGTGATTTTTCATCTCCTCTAGGTATTCTCTATTCCTAGTTTTAATCATTGGAATAGGATCTATCCTCTGTGTGTGGTATCCACCATTAAAAGGTGAACTCCAGTCTATAGGTGGTACTACACATGGGTAGAAGTATGGGTGTAAGCCTTCCCCCTCTTTATTGACGTTCTCTATCCAATACAAGGTTGCTTTGTTAGCTTGGAGATAGATAACACGCTTTTTTCGTCCGAATTGGACTGTTTTTATCTCCATTAAACCTGTGGTTCTAATGAGAACATCAATCAGCTTACTACCCAAGTGTAGTCTCTCTGTTTTACTCCACGCATCATGTTCCACAACTTCAGTCCTACTCATAGTCCTAATGATGTTGTACCTACGATACAACCTGTTACTGGTACGTGATGCTATCTTTTTCTTGATTCTTCTGAATATTTTACGAGATTCCTCTCCTTTATCCCAAATGTCAAACTTGAATTGATCTTCTATCGCACTACCTAACTTCATGGCAACACGAGTAAATGGACTTCTCTGTGAGACTCCATCCAGTGAGTATTTCAAAGTCAGGTATGCACACACTTCAGTATTCATTAACCCAAGTGTGAGAGCAGAGTTTTGGTACTTACCAACTCCACCTGATAATGCTTCATCTAGAAACTCTTTGATCCCATCTGATACTGAGTCTAATGCTTCTTTCATTAGAGTGATACCATAGAGAGTTGTTGACTCTCCACCACTCTTTCTTGCACTCCTGATATTCCTGTAGTATCTGTCGATACCAAGAGAGTTCATTTCCTTTTCGATTTTTTCTTGTTCATCTTTCAGGTTCAATTTAACTCCTTTTTTGGAATTAACTCAGATAGTATCTCATTAAAGTTCTTCTCAATAAGATCCATAGTTATACTGATAAACACAAGTGACCTATTAATCTTCTCTTGAGGTGTACACTCTTCATCTCTGAGTGCACCATCTATCATAACTATTCCGTTACCTAGTATGTCTTGTGCTTTCCTGTCTAGTTTTGCAATCTGTTCGTCAGTCATATTGTACTCAGACTTTAAGTCTTCGTATCCAAATGGTCTGACCTCAGGATCGTGTGCCATAAGCTCTACCCATGATATGTTAAGATTTCCTTCCTACACTTCTGTGTACCTTCCTTGAATGACTCTTCTGTTATATCACCTGAGAAGAGCCAATCGGCTTCATCCATTAAAGTTACTGTCTTTTCCATGATATAGTGTGTGTACCTAAGCCAATCGAGAATTTCAGCAGGATACTCAGGTTTGTTTAACCTTATTTCTTCCTTAAGTAGATCTGCTTCTCTCTTAAGTGAACCCTGTGTATGTCTAAAGTGACCTCCACTCATATCATCCTCATATTTATCTAATATTAAATTTGTGGTTACCCTGTTATACTTGAGTTTACTTTGGTGTACTTGAGTACCCCTATTGAGAATGCCTTTTCCCATAGCTTATTCTCTTTTACTTCGTAAATGTCCATATATTAAAATGAGGTTAAAAACTAACCAAGCAGTTATGGTCTAAGACTTCCCCTCTACCTAAGTCTTTATGATGTGGGCTGTACATTTATTACGTCAATAACCACTATCATACTTATATAGACTCATATTGTTCTAATATTCCATGAAACCTTAATCTTCCATAGAGTTTTTCTCTTTCTTTCTCTAGCCTTCTATTACTCTTCTCTAACTCGTACTTTTCTTTTGCAAGATCTATACATGAAAGTATCCAACTAGAAAGCATGATACCTTCTTTAGTATTGCTCTGTCTTGCATTATAAGCCATTTCTCTAGCATAATCAAAATCAACACTAACCTTTCTCATTTCCATCTATACCTCATTTGTTTGGTGAGGAAGGTAGGATTTGCACCTACTATGTCATTCGACATCTGATTTACAGTCAGATTGCTTATCTAGATTGCATACTTCCCCAATTTGTACCCACCCTAGCCCGAACTCACGTTCTCGCACAAAGGTTATTCTACTTTGGTCGCTACAGATTTTACATCTCTAACGTATGTATCACCATACTCCCATGATCCATAGGTATTTGGTGACTTAACAGCACACAACCATCTAGCGTATGGATTCTCTGCTTCTTTAGATGGCTTTTGCCACTTCTTTAACACTCGCCATTCCCATTCACCATCTGGTGAGTTAGCTTTCCATATCTCGTATGGGTTGTCCACTGGTCTTGTTTTTCCCATCAAGTTCTTTTCCATTGTGTTTTTTATGTTAAAGTTAAGTTAGAATAGTAGAGTGAACCTTCCAGTTAGAAGGTGAGACTTAGGTCTCCAAACTGGGTTAACCTCTCCTAGATCATTACTTCACTAGCGAACAGTTTGACACTCTACTTTACCTATGTCCTGACCAGTTAGATACTGGATCATGGAACTCTTGTATTCTCTCTAGTTCTCTTGCTCTCAGTCTAAGGTCATCTGCTTCATTCTCCAGACAACCTTGACAAGTCCAGTCTTTTGTGACTTCACAGTAGTCAAACTCTGGTGCTAGGTCAGAGTCAACTAACCTATCACAACTACTACAGTAAAACATTGACATTAGAACTCCTCGTCTGTAATATTATCTTTATCACTTGTAAATTGAATCTTAATAGTACCACCTCCACTACAGTAAACTAATACTGTTATGAATACTGATAGTACACCTGTTAAGAATCCCCCTCCAAAAATAGTCAGGTAGATTAAGATGTCAGGCAGTACTAGGTACCACATTTTCTACTAGATCCTCACGAAAACTAGGATTTAGTCCAAAGTTTAATGTAGCATCGTCAGAGGCACCAGATCCATTGACACTTACTTTAAAGTTAGCTAGGTACTCATCACCCTTCGTTACCGATTTGTACAGTACATTCACCAAGTGTTCATGGTGCATGTCTTCAATCGGTACGTACTCGTCTTTAGAGTGACTGTAGTACGAAATTGTTATTGGTCTCATGTTCTCCCTTCAAACCACTCGTATTGGTGTGGTATATGTGAAATTTTGACTCCAAGACTGGAGATAAAACCTAGATCTCCACCTGATAGAGTCTTTTTACCTAGTCTCTCAGCAAAGTCTTTACCTAGCTGATTCATAGGATACGTTCTACGCAAACCATACTCCATGCGTTCCTGTATGTGTATTTCTTTCATAGTTACCTACCCTTAAGTATTGTTAGTTTAGCGTACTTACGTACACCTTTATTTGCTCTACGTCTACCCCACCTATTCTTTGGTGGACTCCACGTATTAGCAAACTTACGGCCTAGTTTGTTCTCTTTCATAGTCCTACTTCCATATACATGTGTGTACCTCTGACACATCATAAGGTGTTGGGAAATGATGTGGATATATTACACTCAGATGAGTACACCAGTTGTTCCACATGGGTTTACATCCTCCAGCTAAGTCTACTAGCTCAAGGTATTTGTGACCCTTTTTAGCTTTGGTTTCATAAGAGTTACCACTCGTCTGTAACCAACTTGGAGTACCTTTGGCAGAATCTACCTCAGGCATATATTTTCTTACATTGTGTACATCCATACATCCTGCTTTTCCTGCTACCAACTGGACAACAAATCCTGACTTTGGTAGTCCTAAACCCGGAACCTCTAAGAATAGCATTAGTAAATCATGTGTACACGTAGCCTTTTTAGCTCTCAGAATGCTCGTCATGCGATCAAACAAGTCTTGCCTATGCTTACGTACGTAGTCAATCCCTGTTCTCTTATTACCCCAAATCCAAGATGATTTGACACCACGCTTTCGGTACTCTTTCATCATTCGTGGTAGCATACTCGTCTGTACTCTGATACTTGCGAATACAAATGCTATCACTTGTTCAAGGCTTTTCGCATCAGTTTGAGCAAACTTACGCACTAAAGGATTGTGCGTGTCATACATTGTTTACCCTTCAGTTCTAGTTAACAAATACAGCCCTATCAAATAATTGATTAGCCAATTTTACTAATTGTCGTGTACTTCTCATGCGTTCCCGAAAAATATCTCTAGGCTCGCCAAAATCTTCTACTACGACTGGTTTTCCCATGATGGTTCCCATGAGTACACCTTTTGCAGTCGCTTTCCCGTTTTTACCAGTTTGAACCCAAGATCCAACTTGTAAATTGCGGTTGTGCAAAGGTTGCCCATGTAAACCAGTAACAGTTTGAATGAACTTCATAGTCCTACTCCATTACTAGTTGATAATACTAGGTTTTATAAAGAACCAACTAGGCATAACCTAGAAAAGCCTAGTTAGCTTAAGTTGTTACCCCGATCTACTGAGCCTTTGGATTTACTAATTATACCATCTCAGCGACCTCCACCTACATACTATATCATGGTTGGAAGTATGCACTCACCAAATAGCTGTAGTCCACCTATTTAAGTTTAACTATATCTTGGTACTGGTTCTGTACCATACGGCACTGAACTTAACATTCTTTTACGTATCAAGTGTGAAGCCAAGACCTTTGTATTATTACAAGGTCTCACACGTGTCTTGGACTGGTTCCACGCACTCGAAGTCTTTAGTTGACCTCTAGTCACTGGTACTGGCAAGACTCTATACTTCACACCATCTATCATGGTGTATTTCATGTTGCCTTTATTATAAACAAGTAATATATTGAATTAATCAAAAGCCAAATATATTACTAATTAATTATCAAAGAACTTTTTTACTCTTCCTAATATAATTCTATATTAAAAA